GTCGCCCCAGGAAAGACCTTATATCCGAATCATAATCCACCGCAACGGTGTCCCGAAGATCCCTAATAATAGGAACCAACGGACGCTCGACTGCGTTAGAAAAAGAATCCACGATATTTGTAAAGGACTCTCCAACTACCTCCACATTTGTTTGTCCGGTTGATGGAGTTCCGGAATTTTCCTCATTTATTGAAGCAAGTGCAAAAGTCATACAGCAGTACACTCATTCTACTGTACCTACGGAAGTTGATCTAGTTTATGGTGGCTAACCTGGCAAACCTGATCAGTAGAGGTAAATACCTCAGCCATAACTGAAAACTCGCCTAAAGAACCGCTTATATCTTCCGGTTTTAGAAATTCTTTGGTAACCTAAGTTTTCAGTACGTGATTAACGTCCCGCCGGACGATCGGAGAAATTAAACTTGACTATCGATGGTAAACGTCGAAACGTTACCAGCATAGTCAAGACGATTGAGCACGAATTCATGATTTATCACGTATCGTGTTCTCTCTATAACTTCCCTATAACCATTAGCATAATACGCACCTAACATTTTCGGAGCCCACTTCTGATAAGTCTCTTGTCCATGAAGAGACAACTCATCAAGAGCATTCTGAATATTAGAGTGAGTAATTTCCTCGTATCTTTCACCTTTCTTCGAACACTGTCGCATCTCAAGAATTGTTTCCATACGTAAAGGAGCAACATATCTACATGCAATATCATCAAAAGCAAATCTTCTTTTCAGAAATTCAACTTCTTCTAATGCACGTAGACCATGTTGACAATCTCCCTTAATTTCAGAAGTATAAGTCATTCCAAGCTTCGACATCTCCTTAGATAGTCGAAACTCGTCAAACTCCTCTGAAAAAGGAAAACTAACAGAGTATAAATTATCATCACCAAGACAAATGAGATAAATGTTATTATTAAAGTCAATCATGACTCTCATACTGACTCCAAAAACTTGAAGCCAGCACATCCTAAAACACAAATTATTGTAAATTGTATTCACAATAGCTGTGAAAGGGTGTCCCGAAGGAAGAGAACCATCCCACTCATAAATAACATTTTCTCTAATGTGGACAGAATTAGTTAAATCCATCCAGAGAACGCGTCTAACACGCTGATTCTCCTCAGAGTCACTGTACCATTCATTTATAATATCTAAAATATCATAATGAACGTCAGATAACTCATCACCATCATAGTGAGAGTAGTCACCTGCACCACAACGTTTCTTGCCTTTAGAATGCTTTAATAGCTCTAAAGCTATTGAATTCCACTCATTAGAGTAGGGATTCACACCTATAGCAGACCCATTGTGTATTCTGTTCTTAGTGAAAAACACAGCAAAAGCACCAAAATATTGGCGCCATGCTGTAAGGTAATCAACTGGTCCTGACCCGAACAAACGAGTATTCCCAGCATCAACCTTGGCTTT